CCTACTCTTGGATCACTATTCAAAGGTCAAACTGCTGGCACATGGACACCCTCTCAGTTAGAGGATATGAAATATACCCTAAGGAGAGCAAAATTTACCACAAATTCTGGTGCAGTCAACTTCTATAATCCAGCACTTAACATTTTTGATAATAGAAACAAACTACCTGATAATCCAATAGAGACATTTTCTAGGAGAGTCGTTGTTGGACTTACATCATCAATCGCAACAGGCACTGACATTGGATCTCTTATAACACAAACATCTAATTCAGATGCCAGTGGTATTGTTGCTGAAAAATTATCACACCTTTCACAAGCTGGAAATACCTTATCCATAACAAACTCTGGAACTGGGTATGAAGATGCTGTATACAGTTCAGTTGATTTGGTTGCTTTGACAGGTAGAGGATCAGGTGCAGTTGGAGTTGTTACTGTTTCATCAGGTCAAATAACTGGTGTAACAGTCAAAGGGAGCAATACGGGAAGTGGATATCAAGTGGGTGATATACTCACTGCTGCTCTCGGAGTGAAAGGTTTAGGTCAAGATCTTAAGATAACAGTCGGTGTAACCACAGCAGCAAACGCTCTTGTATTGACAAATGGTACAGGAACATTCGACACCACGAATACTATTATAAGTGACGGAACAACTTTACCTGACATCATACCTGCTACAGTGACAACAAATACAGATCAATATGATGGATCGCATTTCAAAGTTAGTCATATTAATCATTGTAATCATGCAGTGAATAACACAGTGACTATCGCTGATATAACTGGTGATTCAGTTGCAACCAAAACAACCGTATCTTATGGGGTGAGTGAGACAAGTGTAGTATCTGTAGCGAGTAGCATTGGATTTAGTTTCTTTGAGGGAGAGCAAGTAACAGCGAGTAATCCTGGTTATGCTATGATAGGAAATGAAATCATAGAATATACTTCTGTAGGAGTAAATCAACTAAGTGGTACCATAACTCGTGGAATAGATAATTCATCACCTAGAACTTATTCTGTAGGTACACCAATACAAAAATATGAATTGTCTGGAGTATCACTTAGAAAAATAAACAAAACTCATTCACTTATAAATGTGACATCTGGAATTGAAGACAGAGTAACTCTTGATTCATATCACGTAAAAATTGATGGTACTAAATTCTTCTCTAAAGATAAATTTGGTGGGGGAGTAAAAGGAAGAGCTACAAAAAATATAATGTTTGATGCTATTACACCGTCAGTATCACATAGTCTACCACCTGGCACAGATATCAATGCAAGTATTAGAACAATAACTGCGACCAGTGTAAGTGGTGGTGAAAATTCTTTTGTAGACACAGGGTTCACTAATTTGTCACTTGTAAATGAAACTGTGTTTACAGAGACTAGAATGGTTGCATCAGTTGCTAATGAGGAAGCACAATTATCTCAACTACCAGGCAATAAATCATTCATGTTGCAAGTCTCTATGAACACGAACAATGAAGATTTATCACCTGTCATAGATGCATTTAAGAGTAATATTACCACAAGAAGTTCAAGAATTAATTCTCCTGTAGGAGACTACGCCTCAAGTGGTAGAGTAAATAAAGTGGATGATCCACATGAGAACATCTATCAAACAAAGGTTATTAAACTTGACACACCTGCATCATCACTTAAGGTAAAAGTTGCAGCAATGAGACCTGCGTCAGCAGACATTAGATGTTTGTATAGATTACAGAGAGCAGATGGTGATGAGATAGATAAGGTGTTTGAGTTGATGCCAGGTTTTGATAATCTTGACGCAGCAGGTTTTGTTATCAATCCAAACAATAATAATGGAAGAGCTGATACAAATGTTGTAGCAAGTCTTGAGGATCAATTCTTAGAATATGAATTCACTCAAGATGATCTACCATTGTTCACTGGTTTCCAAGTGAAAATAGTAATCGCATCAACAAACCAAGCAACACCTGCTGAGTTGCTTGACTTCCAAGCAATCGCTGTGGCATAATGAAAACATTCAAACAATACATAGAGGGTCTTGACCACATAAGTGTGCCTCTTAAAAAAATAGACACTGATCTAAAAAACAGAAAAAGAGTAAAGGACTTCCAAGACAAGTACAGAAGTCCCGACAAAAAAGGAACTGATTATTAGTATGATAAACGCATGGTCACTAGCAGCAGAAATTCTAGAGGGAACTTTTGATGAAACATACCCAATCAAAAAGAATGAAGGTAGAAAACCATCCAAATCTAAAGAGGGATGTAAGGACATCAGCGATAGTAAACACTGATCACGCAGCGTATGAACGCTACATGAATGATAAGACTGCACGTTTATCTCAAAAAAATGAGATAGACAGGTTGAAAAACGAGATTGAATTGCTGAAACAATTAATTTACGAACAGAATAAATAGGATTATGGCAGTTCCATCAGTTAATATTCAAATAGAACAGGGAGCAGATTTCTCTTCAACCTTTGATGTGAAGAAGAGTGATAATTCTCCACTAAACCTTTCTGGGTTTAGTTTTTCTGCGAAAATGAGAAAACATGCTGGTGCAGCAGGGTCGATAGGATTCGCTGCAACTCATGGTTCTTCGCCATCTAACGGTCAACTTACACTATCATTGACCAACGCTCAAACTGGTATTATCACATCTGGTAGATATGAGTATGACGTTACAATCACAAATGTTTTTTCTGGTGTAAAAACTAAAATATTCACTGGACAAGCATTAGTAAATCCTACATCATCATTATGATATGTCCTCTGTTAGACTAAGTTCATCAAGTGCTGATGACAATATAGGTGATAATCCATCTGTCAAATTACAGAGAGATGAAAAATTCAGTGTTACTGTAGACAGTGAATTTTTTATTATTAAAGAAGGTGAAACAAGATCCGTATTTTCTGCTGAAGGGGAAGAAGTGGCAAACCTAAGAGACATAAGTGACATCAATTCAACTGCGATAGCAGCAGGGGTTGGGACTAATTTTATCCTTACCTACAATGCAACTGAAGATAATTTTCAGTTTGTTTCTCCTGATGCTGTGGTTGACTCTGCTGTAGGAGGAGTATCAGGACCTGTTGGATTTAGCACCTCCGTTATAAACAACCTCGTCGACACACTTGACGTGCGATTAGATGATAAAATTGATCTCGACGCAGGAACTTGGTCATAATCTAAATATAAGATAGGTATTAATCAGAGATGGCAGCCCCAGTATTGCAATTCAAAAGAGGTAATCTTGCTAGTTTACCTGGTCTTCAAGCAGGTGAGCCTGGTTTTACCGTTGACAAAAATGATTTATATGTTGGTATAGACTCTACAACACTTAACAACCAATTTATAGGATCTGGAAGATTTTGGGAAAAAGGTGATGCTACAAATGCATCTGGTGTCAAATTAGTTGAAGCACAAAATAATGGTGCACACGCTATCACCATCAAAGCACCTACATCTTTATCAGACAATCAAGTTTATACAATGCCATCAGCAGCAGTCGCTGATGGTTTCCTAAAGTGTAATGGATCGGGAGAATTTTCTTTTGATACAACACCTCAAAATGCAGGTTCAGTTACAACAGTAACAGTTGCAGACGAATCAAGTGATACAACATGTTTTCCAATGTTTGCTGTATCTGCTACAGGTGACATTGAACCTAAAACTGGATCAAACCTGACATTCAATTCTTCATCAGGTCAACTTACTGCATCATCATTTTCAGGATCATTGACAGGTGATGTCACTGGTAATGTTTCTGGAACCTCTGGTGGTTTGACTGGAACCCCAAATATAACAGTTGGTGCGATTGTAGGAACAAATCTTACATTGAGTGGTAATCTAACTGTAGAGGGAACTACATCATCTCTAAACACTGTCAATACAACTATTGAAGATGTTTTACTTGAGTTACAAGTAGTTGATGGGGGAGCACTGGGTAGTGACACAAACAAAGACGTGGGGGTCGTATTCAATTATTACAGTGGTTCTGCAAAGAAAGCTGCTGTATATTGGGACGACTCAGCAGGTAGAATAGTAATAGGATCAGAAGTATCAGAATCCTCAGGTGTTCTTACAGCGAGTGCATTCTCAGGATTAGAGATAGGTTCATTATTTGTAAATGATTGTGCAGGTCAAACTCAAGTCATATCTTGTTCTGGTACAACTAGGTCATTAGAAAATATAACCATAGACGGTGGCTCCTTCTAAAAGTGGTAGTTCATCCTGATATAAGAAAGAAAGTTATAAGACTTTTAGATGAAAAAAATATAAAAGAAATTTCAATACCAAAAATAGAAATTGATATAGGTTGTGTTCCCCTATCAAACGATTTGGGAGATGTTATTGCTGAAAAAACAGTGGAGATTATGACTGATACATAGTGTAGTACGTATTTTTTTATAATGAATGAAGATGTAAATTCAATTCTTCAAGTATATCAAGCACGAGTAAACAATCTCACTGCTCAAAACATTGCTTTTGAGGCAAAAATTTTGACTCTCACAAAACAATTACAAGCACTTCAATCACCTGCACCTGAAGTTGATGGTGGAGATATAGATGACAAAGCAACATAAACTTTCATGGAATCATATTTCAATGGAATTTGGAAAGACACCAGTATGGATGGTTACAAACATTCTGGTTACTCCTTAGTTGATTATGTCAATAATCAAAAACCCTCCAGTGTTCTTGATATAGGGTGTGGTTATAATAGGTTCAAGAATAAAATTGATAATCTTATCGGTATTGATCCTTACAACGATTGTGCTGACATAAAGGCATCTATAGAAGATTATAACACAGCACCTTTTGAAATAGTAATGTGTCTTGGTTCAATAAATTTTGGTGATGAAAAAACAATTGACAAACAAATAGAAAAGATACACACGATGTTTAGAAAGGAAGCAATATTCAGAGTCAATCCTGGTATACCACATGATTGGGCAGACTACGGTGACATAGTTTGGTACCCTTGGACATTAGATAAAATACATTCTATTGCAGCAAAATATGATTATTGGATTAAGAAACTACATGCGGAGTATACAGAGCAAGGTCACATGAGATATTTCTTTGTTTACTCTCGCTACGAAACTGCTTTATAATTTTTTTACTAAATAGATTCGTAGATAGGTAAATTAACAATGCTTTCTGGAACAGATTTTGTAAAGAAGATCAAGGAAGGAAACAAAGGATTGTTTGATGCATCACGCTCAAACGTTCGTCGTTTCTTCGCTTCCAACCCAAGTGATGAGTATCTAGTTGAGCACTTCCGTGGACGCATGGTCAACGAAGCTCAAAACATGTATGCTATCGCAGGTCAGGTTGCCTCCTCTGATCCTTCTACAGATGTAAAAGACTTAGAACTTCTAAGCCGTCAAGCTATGGACGAAGCAAAGCACTTCCGTATGGTAAAGGAAGTAATCGAGCACATCACAGGTGAACCACTTGATGTTGCTGCTGCATTCGCTGCTGAAGCAGAGAAACCTCAAGCAAAAGGTGCTGAACTTTTAGATAAGTATGAAGCATCAGAAGATGAGGCAGCACTTGCTGCATACCAATTGGTAGCAGAGGGTAGAGCAGAAGCAGTATGGAATGAAATGGGAGAGTGTGTAAACGACAAGTTTATCTCCTCACGTTACAAAACTATTGCAAAAGATGAAGGGTTCCACTCAAACTTAGGTGGACGTGCACTTTCTAGATTAGTAGAGGGTAATGCAGAATTGCAAACTCGCATTCTAGATATGGTTGAGAAAATGAGAGTTGATCTTCTTGAGATCTCCAACAAGAACACTGCTACTCCTTTGGCCGTGATCTAAAAGGTTTACGACCTTTACGAATTTCATTATCTAACCAGTGCTCTTTGCACGGATAGACATACTTATGATTGGCATCGACAGTTATAAAATTGTCGATGCCTTCTTTTGTGATTGGAAATTCTAGGATACGTCCAAGATATTCTAAATATTTTTCTTTGTATAAGAAGAATGCCTCATGGTCTATGAAGTGAACTGCTAGATCTTTGTAGTAATCTAATGCGATATCCATAGTCACTTCACCACCCACACGTCTTTGTTGTAGTTCATTTATATTTCTATCTCTTACAATCACTGCTATGATAGGCATCACACCCATTGATATTGCTTTTCTTGCTACCTCACATATCTTAGGAGTCTGTCTTACACCATCATAAAAGAATGGTACAGATACATTCGCACAAAAGAAGTCTCCCTCAGGAAACTTAAGTTCGTCAGGATATACCCAATACCTAGCAAATGGTTCTTCATCACTAGGCACCCAGTAATTATCTTTAAGAGAATCCCAACCCTTTACATTAGGATGAGCAGAAAGTAATCTTGCGAACAAATGATTACCCGACCCTTGAGGTCCTGTTACTATCAATAGTTTTTTCATAAGATGGTGGAATGTGATGATCGTTCCAATGTCTGATGTTGCCACCAACAATGAAACAGTTTGTGATTATAAGTTGTAGAAAAATAAAGGTTCTAATGATGGCGACATAATCTGCTTCTCTATCTGTATTACCTGATTTGTCACCTAATGCTTTTGCCCATATTCTCCACAACTTCATTAGTCTTGACAACAAAATGAACCAGTTTTACCCTCTTCATCATATAAGTGATCTCTTTGTCTTATAGGATTTACGTCTTTTTTATATGGATTGTCTAGAAAAGGAACACCTGTTTTATTTCCGTCATCTAAAATATTATCTTTTACATATTGAATATATTTTGCATTTGAATCCATCTCTAATATTTCATTGACTCTATCATCATACCATGCTATAGGTATACCTATGTCTAATGATTTTAAATACTCTTGTTTATACAAATATAATAACTCATAACTTAGAAAAGTTGGATTCTTAAATTGATGTAGTTGATCAAGAAAATGTCTTGTAGTAGATTCTTCTCGTATTCTTTTTTGTTGATTTTGAAGTATGGTTTGATCCCTACCTATGACTATGACCTTGGTTTTGACACCCAAGGATTGAGCATTCGTGCAAAACTGCACCACGTTTGGACACCATTTCGTCCCTTTACTTTGTATGCCAAGTGGGATACTTATTGAAGTAAAAAAATATTGACTTTTCGACCAGTCAAATTTATGCAGAGTGGATGGATCCCTCCAATATTCCGCAAAGGGCTCTGAATAACGGTGAGCTTCCCAATAATTATCAAGAAGACTCTTCCAACCAAAAACGTCTTGGTGTAATGAGAAAATTTTAGACCAGAGGTGGTTGCCCGAACCTTGCGGTCCCGTGAGCACGACAAGCGTTTTGTTCATCATAATCAGTACCTGTGAACTAATTATATCATAAATAATCTGGACTGTACATACAGTCATATTAGGTACATACCATATGGCAAATCCAAAAATTAAAATAAAGCGATCTAGTGTCGCTGGCAAAGTCCCACATTACCCCTCTACACTGGATTTGGGGGAATTTGCAATCAATACCGCAGACGGTAAAGTCTTCATAGCAGCAGGTCAAGCAGGTGTTGGTGTCGGAACAACAGTAAGAGAAGTTGGTGTATCAACAGAGAACGTACTGATACAAACTCTACAAGTAGATGGTAATAGTGATCTAAATGGTGCATTAGATGTAGATGGACATACAAACTTAGATAATGTTAGTGTTGCAGGTGTTGTTACATTTTCAGGAAATGTAAAGTTTGGTGCACAAGTTCAAGATGGTGACGGTGGTTTCGGTTCTAATGGACAATTACTATCATCTGATGGAACGGATACCAAATGGATATCTGTTGGAGCTATATCTGCTGGTGCTGCTGCATCTGTGGGTGTTTCTGCAGATAGTACAAATGCCACAAGGTTCCCCACGTTTGTGTCAGGGTCTTCTGGAAATAGATTTGTAAGAGTAGATTCGTCATACAATTACAACCCGTCTACAGGGACTTTACAAGTCAAAAAGATAAACAATCTTCATTCTGTAGGTATTGCTACAGTTGGTGGGTATACATTCCCACCCATCGCTGATGATGGGAGTAATGGACAGGTGCTTGCTACTGATGGAGCTGGTACGCTCTCATTTGTGACAGCAGAGAGTGGATCTGGCACAGCGACAACCATCTCTCAGAACGCTTATACTGCTACAGCAGGTCAAACAACGTTCACTCTTCCTAATTTACACAATGATGGCACTAAAACATACCCTGTTGAAGTTTTCTTCAATGGAGTAAGAGCTAGAGTAGGTGCAGGTGCATCATTTGACTATCAATTATCTGGCACTCAACAAATTGTATTCAATCAAGGACTTGATGTAGGAACAAGAGTTGTTACAAAAGTAGGTTATGGTCATACTGTAGACGAAAGACAATTTACAGCATCTCAGGGTGACACCACGTTTACAATCTCAGGTGAACAAGCTGCTCAGAACAAGTTTCATTGTTATCTCAATGGTGTGCTACTTAGACGTGGCACTGATTACACTGCTGGATCTCCGATTGTTTTATCTACAGCAGCTAAATCTGGCGATGAGATTTGTATTATGAATGCGAACGCTGAAGAATTTTTCACTGCTAATGAAGGACAAACTAAATTTACAGCAACTGATACGAGCACCACATCTGAAAATACACAAGTATATCTCAATGGTATCTTCTTGGAAATCGGGACAGACTATACATTAGGTAACCCATCAGTTACAGTCATCAACCCTGCTACAGGATTGACTGCAGGTGATAACTTTGACATCGTGATTACTCGATAAATAACAACATGGCAAAACCTTCAACTAGACAAGAATTAGCAGAGTACGGTAAAAGAAAACTTGGTGCTCCTGTATTAGAGATCAATGTTGCTGACGAGCAAATAGAGGATCTACTAGATGATGCTATAGAGATATATCAGAATCGGCATATGGATGGTGTCGAATTAATGTATCTAAAACATAAGATTACCAATCAGTTGACTGATACAATTCAAGCATCAAACGCTGATGGTGCTGAGACATCTACAGGTATTACAACTACAACTGCCACAGGTAATATTACAGGTGTAGGTACAACTACATTCTCATATGTCGAAACACAAAATTACATACAGATACCAGATGCAGTCATAGGTATAGAAAGAGTGTTCAAGATTGACAATAGATCAATTAGCACAAACATGTTCAATATCAACTACCAGTTGTTCTTGAATGAAATATACTACTTTAGTTCTATGGAACTATTACAGTACACGATGGTCAAAAGATATCTAAACGATTTAGATTTTATATTACATCCAGATAAACAGATTAGATTCAATAGAAGACAAAACAGATTATATCTTGATACAGATTACTCTAGTTTGAAAGAAGATGATTTCCTAATTATCAAGTGCTATAGAGTATTAGATCCTAATGACTATCCAAAAGTTTATAGTGATCCATTTCTCAAAAAATATTTCACAGCATTGTTGAAGAAACAGTGGGGTCAGAACCTCATAAAATTCCAAGGTGTGAAATTGCCAGGCGGTGTAGAACTCAATGGCAGACAGATATATGATGATGGCGTTGCCGAACTAGATGCACTCGAATCTAAGATGGCAAACGAGTACGAATTACCACCACTAGACCTTATAGGATAATGAAAACATTTCAACAATTTATCTCAGATATTTCTGAAGCTGACATAATAAATTTTCCTTCCAAAGGATTGCAAAAAGATTATGACACAATGAAAAATTCTTCTATCAATCCAAATACAGGAAAGTTTGACCCAACAATTTACAGAAAAAAATTACCTAATTTTGTGAAACAAAAAGGATTAGTATAAATGGCACTCAATCCGTTCTTCTTACAAGGTAGCAAGGGTGAGCAAACTCTCGTGCAAGAACTGGTCAATGAACAGATCAGGATGCATGGTATTGAGTTTATCTACATGCCTCGTGTATTGATAAAACAAGCGGATGTTCTTAGAGAGATAACAAGTTCAAAATTTGACAGGTCGTTTCCAATAGAGGGATACATATCATCTTTTGAAGGATTTGATTCTGGGTATAATTTACTTACAAAGTTTGGTGTAAGATCTACAGCAGAGATGAAGATAATCATATCTCAGGACAGGTACGAGAACTCAATCGCTCCCCTTATGTTCAAATTTCCTACAGCAGAGGTAGGACCTACAGGAAGAGCACAGGATCAGAAGAGACCTTTTGAGGGAGATCTAATGTATTTCCCACTTAGAGATATAATATTTGAGATTAAGTATGTAAACGATATAGAGAATTTTTATCAACTACAAGATACCTACACATATGAATTGACATGTGAACCATTCGAGTTGGGTGAGGAGACATTTGACACTGGTGTATCTGAGATAGATGATGACTTTGATGATGAGGGTTACAATGTAACAATGATACTAGGTGACGCAGGTGCAAGAGCAACTGCCTCTGCATCTCTTGTGAATGGTGGTATTCATAAAATTGATGTATTGAATGGAGGCACAGGTTTCACAAACGCACCCACCGTGCTTATAGAACCACCTGTGGGAGGAGTGCAAGCTACTGCTGTTGCAATAACATCAACAACTGGCACACGTAACTTCCAATCTTTACGAGTGGATAGTATACAAATAACAAATCCTGGTGCAGGGTATACCTTTGTACCAACCATACAATTTATTACTGAGGATGGAAAGGGAACAGGTGCATCTGCTCTAGCAGGTTTAGGAACCTCAGGTGTGATAGGTCCTATTACAATCAATTTCTTAGGAAAAGGATACACAACTCCTCCAATAGTGGCATTTTCTACAGCACCTACTGGTGGCACAACAGGTATTGCAACTGCAACTATCAATTCTACAACGAATCAAATTGATAGCATTATTGTTACAAATGCAGGTTTTGGATATACTGTTGCACCCGTAATAACTGTAGGTGCCTCGTCAACAATTGGAAGTGGTACTTTTGTTTATGGTGAGATTATTACTGGAGAATCAACTCTTACTACAGCATTCGTTACAAAATGGGATACAAGCACAAATACTTTACTTGCAAAAGATCTATCAGGAGACTTTGCAGTTGGTGAACAGATAACTAATGTTGGATTTGGAACTGCTGTCTACACCCTAGATAGTATTAATTACAATGACGATGATACTTTCAATACGGGTGATTCAATTCAAACTCTTACACAAAGTAGTATCGTAGACTTTACAGAAAGAAACCCATTTGGTGAGGTATAATGTTAGGAAGTTATTTTTACAATGAAACAATCAGAAAGACTGTAATCGCTTTCGGCACATTGTTCAACGACATAAAAATTAAGAAATTTGGCAGTGATGGGAAAACTATTAGTCAAATAAAAGTGCCCATTGCATACGGACCTATGCAAAGGTTTCTTGCAAGGATCGAGCAACAAACTAATTTTGATGATAATGTCGCTATTACATTACCTAGAATATCATTTGAATTGACTTCATACTCATACGATCCTTCTCGTAAGGCATCACCGATCACTAAGTTTACAAGTAAAGGTTCAACAAAATTAAAACATAAAAAAATATTTTTACCAGTCCCCTACGAAATAGGTTTTAGATTGAGTTTTGCTGCAAAATTGCAAGATGATTCACTTCAAATACTTGAACAAATATTACCACATTTTCAACCATCTTTTAGCGTTACAGTTAATATGCTAGAGGGAGTTGAAGAGAAAAGAGATATTCCCTTTACTCTTGCAAACGTAGCATTTTCAGATGAGTATGAGGGTGATTTTTCAACAAGAAGGTTTATACAGTATGACCTTGATTTCATCGCAAAAACATATTTCTATTCTGAAGTTCCTACAGACGAGTCAGGTATTATCAAAAAAGTTCAAGTCGATTACTCTACTGCTATCAGAGCACCTAGGGCACAAAGATATACTGTTGTACCACAGGCAGTCAAAGATTACAATGATGATACTGCTACTACTATTACAGTAGAGATTAATGAAAAACAAACTCTTGTCTCAGTATCATCTGCTGCCTCATTCTCTACAAATACATATATTCAAATAGATTCTGAGGTGATGAGAATAAGAGAAATCAACGGAACTAATCTTCTTGTCTCAAGAGCACAATTTGGTTCTAAGATAGCAGAACATTATGTTGGTGCTACTATAAGCAAGATTGATGCGGTAGATAGAGACCTGATTGAGGTGGGTGATGAATTTGGTTTCACAGAAACTAGATCATTCTTTGATGCTGATGGATTAGAGTATAGCACGGTACAAGGTGATGACGTATAGATTGGATGGTAGAGAAAAATCTAATTTTATTATACGTATAAAAAATACTGAAGGTAAAAAAATAGAGATTCATACAAGAAAAATAAAATGGAATGATGATGTGAGAAGTTATGACTATGGTATTAACACTAAGTGTCAAACCATAGATGATGCTTTTGATCTAATGGAAGAGTGTGCAATAAATCTCTCTCATTGTGGAAAAGCAAGGAAAAGCATTTACTTTCAGAATTGTAAGGTAGGTCGTATACACTACGATGATGAGTGGGTGTGTTATACGAGAGAGAGAAATGAATGTACATCTAAAATTATAAGTCATCACAAACTAAATACCCTCGATGAAGCATTTGACAAACTAAGTGAAGAAATTTGTTTTTAGAATATTCAGGGCAGAATCTGATAATGTATGGTATTGGAACATCAAGAAAAATCAAACAATAGAACTTGATGATGGGATAGAACGTAATTCAATTATCTTCCTAGAATCTGGTCACAATGCAGATCCAAGAGTTGCTGTTGCTGAAATGAGAGCAGCATATAATAAATATAGATAAACAATACTCCGAATCCTCCGAATATTTGCTCTGTAATTATTTGGAAAAAACATGTCAAACTCTTATGATGCTATTGATAAAGCACTAGACGTGAAGTCTGAAATCGTTCGTGAAAAAAAGAGAATAGCAAAAAGATCTAGTGAACAAGATGATCCCACAAAGGATTATGAGTACAGTCGTGCACAATTATATGACCTAGTTGAAAAAGGACAGGAGGCAGTGAATGGAATTCTTGATGTATGTCAAGATTCACAACACCCAAGGGCATATGAAGTTGCAGGTCAATTGATAAAACATGTCGCTGATACTACGGATAAGTTAGTCGACTTACAAAGAAAGATGAAGGAACTTGATGAAGATAAAGGACCTAAATCAGTAACAAACAATGCGATGTTTGTAGGTAGCACATCTGATCTTCAAAAAATGCTAAAGGACATGTCAAACCAATCTAAATAAAACATGGACAAACCAATATCACGTGCCATTAAAAAGGTACAGAAAAATAAAAAAGTAGATGAAGCGATTATCACTGGAACTCTCGCTGCACTAGGTAAAGGAGCAGCAATTGCTGGCAAAGCTCTTGCAAAAGGAGCTGCTGTGGTAGGAAAAGCAGGTTCTTCAGCAGCAAAAGCAGGCACTGCAGCAGCAAAAGCAGGTGTAAAAGCAGGTACAAAAGCAGGTTCTGCAGCAGCAAAAACATCCACTAAAGTAACAAAAGGAATGGCAAAAGGAAGCAAAACTGCAACAAAAGAACTGTCACTCAAAGACAGAATGGCAGCAGCATACGATAGGAACAAAGATCTTATAAAAAATAAACGAGGTTTACCTTCTAATAAGATGGCAAACAGTGGTAAAAAAACTGTTGATCCGAAAAAAAATACCACTACAAATACTTCTAATAATACTTCTAAGAAAAAAACCACCACCACAAATAATACTTCTCAAAATAACAATAACAACACCACAAATAATAATTCTCAAAATAACAAAAACACCACTACAAATAAAGAACGAAATAAAAATATAGATAAGAAACTAGATGATATAGCAAACACAAACAATAAAAAGAAACCAGATTATCTTGGCAAATCAAGGAAAGTTGTAAAAAAAACAGGTGAAAAAGTTGCTGATGCAACAGGTGCACTCACAGGAGGATTTGGTAAAACAAGTTTCAAGAAAGAAAGTATAACGTTTAGAGATTTTTTGAATAACTTATGATTCTATGAGTGACATTTATCTTGGTAATCCGAATCTAAAAAAAGCAAATACTCAACTTCAATTTACAGAAGATGATATTCAAGAGTATTTGAAATGCAAATCAGATCCAGTATACTTTACTGAAAAACACATACGAATAGTAAACGTAGATGAAGGACTGGTTCACTTTAACATGTATAAGTTTCAAAAGAAACTTCTAAGAAATTTTCATAAACATAGATTCAATATTTGTAAGATGCCTCGTCAGACTGGTAAGTCTACAACTGTGGTATCATACCTACTCCATTACGCAATCTTTAACGATAATGTCAACATCGGAATTCTCGCTAATAAAGCAGCGACTGCTAGAGATCTCCTCGGACGATTACAACTGGCGTATGAAAACTTGCCGAGGTGGATGCAGCAAGGAATCGTTGCGTGGAATAAGGGTTCTATGGAACTCGAAAACGGATCAAAAATAATTGCAGCGTCTACATCTGCATCAGCAGTTCGAGGTATGTCATTCAATATCATCTTCCTTGATGAGTTTGCATTCGTGCAGAACCATCTTGCAGATGATTTCTTTGCGTCGGTGTATCCTACTATATCTTCTGGTAAATCTACGAAGGTTATAATAGTATCCACTCCACATGGTATGAACCACTTCTATCGCATGTGGCATGATGCTGAAAGGGGACAGAATGAGTATGTTGCAACGGAGGTGCACTGGTCTGAGGTGCCAGGTAGAAATGCCAAATGGAAAGAACAGACGATAAAGAACACAAGCAAGCAACAGTTTGCTATTGAGTTTGAGTGTGAGTTTTTAGGTTCTGTAGACACGTTGATTGCAGCATCAAAACTCAAATCACTCGTATATGAGCAACCTATAGAACAGAATGGCAAACTGTCTGTCTATGAGAAACCATTCAAAGATAGGGATTATATTGTCACAGTCGATGTGGCAAGAGGCGTGTCTAAAGATTATAGTGCATTTGTCGTGGTTGATATCACACACTTCCCTTACAGAGTGGTTGCCACCTTTAAGGATAATGAAATAAAACCCATGCTTTTTCCCTCTGTGATTGAAGATGTGGCAAAGGCATACAATAATGCATATGTTCTATGTGAAGTCAATGACATAGGAGATCAAGTAGCATCTATACTATTCTACGACTTAGAGTATGAGAACTTACTTATGGTAGCAATGCGTGGTAGAGCAGGTCAGATAGTGGGATCGGGATTTTCTGGTGTCAAAACACAATTAGGTGTCAAGATGAGCACCACTACGAAAAAGGTCGGGTGTTCAAACCTGAAGACATTGATTGAAGAGGATAAACTTACTTTCTGTGATTATAATATTATAAGTGAACTCACCACATTCATACAAAGAAAGCAATCATTCGAGGCAGAAGAGGGATGTAATGATGACCTTGCCATGTGTCTTGTTATATTCTCATGGTTAGTAGCACAAGATTATTTCAAGGAAATGACAGATCAAGATGTAAGAAAACGTATATACGAAGAACAGAAGAATGCTATTGAACAAGACATGGCACCATTTGGTTTTGTGATTGATGGATTGGAAGATTTTGAAGAGGTTGATGATAAGGGTGATAGATGGAAGAAGGCAGATGAATATGGTGACAGGTCATTCATGTGGGAGTATCATTTATGAAACCTAAATGCCTTGAACATGGAGGTTACTTAGCGTGGTCTGCTACAGGACACCTCCTTCCATGTTGTTGGTATGATAATCAAAATAAAAAATACATACCAGAGTTGATACAAGATAAATTCAATCTTAAAGAAAATACAGTGCAAGAGGTTTTAGATTCTAAGGAATGGAAAGAATTTATCGATAAGGTTGAGAGACATGACATAACTCTTCCTATGATTTGTCATCGGTATTGTGGATAAATTTCGTGGAATCAATTTAGATACCACGAATCATTGCTCATTGAAATGTGCAGGTTGTGCAAGACAAAGATATCAAGATGGATTGAATGGTTTTGAAGATATAGTAGGATCTATACCAGGTAGACCTATTACGTTAGATGAAATGAATAAAATAACAGATTACTTTGATGAGATATCTTTTTGCGGAACTATTTCAGATCCATCATTGCACCCTAGATTTCATGACCTATTACAAATGTGTGTCGATAAACATGTTGAGACAATCATTCATGTTGCATCGACAATAAGACCAAGTAAGTGGTTTACTAAAGCATTTCAAATATCAAAAGGACATAATGTAAGATGGGTTTTTGGAATAGATGGTAGACCAGAAGATAGTCATAAGTATAGAAAGGGGCAAGATGGTAAGTTTTTATATAATATGATGATAAGATGTGCTGCCATGGGAATAAAAACTACATGGAATTATGTGGTTTTTAATTACAATGAGAATGACACAGAGACATGCAGAAAAGATGCGGAGTCAAGGGGGATAGAATTTGATAAAATTATTTCATGTAGGTGGTGGACTGATGAATTGCAAAATTTAAAACCAACAAAAGATTACGTTGATGAATCAGATACAGGGATCAGACAATCGATAAGGGAGAACGATTCTTATGACTTGTGCGGATAAACACTCGATTTTATAAATAATTTCAGTCTAAAAAGAAGGACCCATAGGGAGTTAGAATGGCATTAAGACTTGCATCTCCAGGTATTTCAGTTAGAGAGGTAGACCTCACAAGAGGAGGAGTGGATTTCACTCTGAACGTTGTTGGTGGTTTAGCTGCTCCCTTCGCAAAGGGACCTTGTAACGAGATCACCAGAGTAAACAATGAGAATGAATTAGTTGAAATATTTGGTAAACCAGGCGTGGGTACCACAGATTATCACTACGAAACGTGGTATGCAGCATCCAATTTCTTATCATACGGTGGTAAGTTAGACATCGTAAGATCTGTTGGAGGTGACCTCAATACAGCAAACGCTGCTGTTGGTTTGGCAAATACAACCCTATTACTTGAGGGGTTAGAAGATTATAATAATAATCAAGCGAATGATACTAATTGGTATTTCGCAGGTAAAAATCCAGGTCACTGGGCAGAGAACATAAAAGTAGCGGTGATTGACAATGCTGCCGATCAAATAATCACACCAACATATGAGGGTAGTGATACTGCTGCTGATATTGACATTGGATTTGGTGTACAACAGAACTTGACAGGAGTCACTGTTGGGGTTGGTACAACCGCTTTTGCATCAGGTGTTCTAAAAGGTGTGGTTACTGGTAAAACAACAACAACTATAGATGTCAAAGTTGTAAGCACAGTCATAGGTGGCGTAGAAAAATTAGTTGACTATCAATCAAACACACAGTTTGAATTTAAGACTGGTTCAGCGATTAGTTTTGTAAACAACAGTGGATCTGCTGTAGCGTCGAGTTCAACAATCACATCTGCTGACTGGTACAACAGTCAAAACATACTCACAAGTGTGGCAGACGGTGGTTCTGATTTTACTACAGTCACATGGAGATCTGTACTTAATAAACCAAGGACAAATGATTATGTATCCAAAAGAGATGGAGACAACGATGCTCTTCACATTGTTGTTATTGATGCTGGCGGTGGAGTCACTGGAGATGTCGGACAAATTTTGGAGAAGTTTCCAAACTTATCCAAAGCAAAAGACGCAGTAGCATCTGGAAGTAAATCAATATTTTACAAAGATTTCATAGCAGAGGGTTCAGAGTTTATATTCTCTGGACAACATGTGACTGCAGCAGACGATGCACATCATAATACACTCGTATTGCCTGGTGGATTTACAACTGGATTCACATCAATTACTTCTGCTGAAGGTGCGTGGGGACAAGACGCTAAAAACATCAAGTTTAGTTCTATAGGTAATCAGGGTTATTCACTTACAGGTGGTCTTGATTACACTGGCGTTGGATTATACAATGCTCCATTGGGTGATGTGTTGACATCATACGAGAAATTTGCTGATCCTATAGACAGTGACATCAGATTCCTTTTACAAGGTGGATGTTCTGGAACAAAAGAGGAAGAGCAGGCAAAAGCAAATAAACTCATTGCTTTAGCAGAAGGAAGAAAGGATTGCATTGCTGTAATATCACCCAACAGAGATTCTGTGGTGAATGTTACAGATTCCTCAACTCAGTTATCTAACATCTTATCTTTCTTTGGACCTCTTACGTCATCATCATACGCTGTATTTGATTCAGGATTCCAATATGTGTATGATAGATTCAACAAGAAGTTTATCTACATGCCTGCTTCTGCAGATGTTGCAGGCACAATGGTAAGAACAGATAGAGATTTCTTCCCTTGGTTCTCACCTGCAGGCACCACTAGAGGTGGATTGAACTTTGCAATCAAACTTGCATTCAATCCTGGTAGAGATGCAAGAGATCAGTTGTATTCAAATAGAATCAACCCAATCACATCTAAACCTGGTGATGGTATCGTATTGTTTGGTGATAAAACTGCTCTCTCATTTGAGAGTGCATTTGATCGCATCAACGTAAGAAGACTATTCATCACAATAGAGCAAGCAATTGAAAACGCTGCAAAATCAGTTCTTTTTGAACTCAACGATGCAGGCACAAGATCAAACTTCATCAATATTGTTGAACCATTCCTAAGGGATGTTCAGGCGAAGAGAGGTATTCAAGACTTCCTCGTCATATGTGATGAAACAAACAACACACCAGATGTTATTGATCGCAATGAATTCCTTGCTGACATCTTTGTGAAACCAGCAAGATCAATCAACTTCATTGGTCTAACATTTGTTGCTACAAGAACTGGAGTTTCCTTCAGTGAAGTTGTAGGAACTGTGTAATAGGAGACCCACACAATTATGGCATTAAACAGAAACATTTTTTCGGTTCCCAACAACGAAAGATCAATTGATTCATTCAAGGCAAGACTCGTACAGGGTGGTGCTCGTCCTAACCTCTTTGAGGTTGAGATGGACTTCCCCTCAGGTGTTGGCATATTTGACGATGAGATTGAGAATACGACTCATCGTATGATGATAAAGGGAGCACAGTTGCCTGCATCAAATATACAGGAGGTTGTCGTTCCTTTCAGAGGTAGACAACTGAAGGTAGCAGGTGATAGAAGGTTTGACCCATGGACAATTACAGTTATCAATGACGGTGATTTCAAACTCAGAGAAGCATTTGAGAGATGGGCAAACTTTATAACCAAAGTATCTGACGGATCTGGTACTATCAATCCTACTGATTACTTTGCTGAGTGGGTGGTCAACCAACTTGGAAGAGCAGACACAGATCTAAACGTACGTGGTGATCAAAGTAGTGCTACACTTCCTGTCTTGCGTAGATACAAGATGCATGGTTGTTGGCCTTCAGTCGTAAGTCCAATCGAATTGTCTTATGACACAGCAGACACAGTAGAAGAGTTCCAAGTTACCCTCCAAGTCCAGTGGTGGGAAGCATATGATGGCAGAAATGCTGACTCTGTGGTATAATACATAGAAGAACAAGGAAAATATTATGGCAAAACTCTTTGGGTTCTCTATTGAGGATCCCAATGATAAGAAGAAGAAGGGTGTAATCAGTCCAGTTCCTCCTAATAACGAGGACGGGGCTGATTATTTTCTATCGTCAGGTTTCTATGGTCAGTACGTCGACATCGAGGGTGTTTTTCGTACAGAGTTTGACGTAATAAAAAGATATCGTGACATGGCATTGCATCCTGAGTGTGATACTGCCATTGAACATGTGGTAAATGAAGCAATTGTATCAGATTCTAATGATAGTCCAGTAGAAATAAACCTAGACAACCTTAATGTAAGCGATAATCTAAAGAAAATAGTTAGAGATGAGTTCAAAGGTGTCAAAGATTTACTGCAGTTTGATAAAAAGGCACACGAAATTTTTAGAAACTGGTATACAGACGGTAGATTATACTATCACAAGGTAATAGACACACAAAAACCAGACGAAGGCATACAAGAAGTTAGATATATTGACTCTCTCAAACTTAAATTCATGAGAGTGAGACCGACAAAGGATAAAGGAGCAAGAGGAGCAGAGGGAATACCTGCATTACCATACTCAGGTAATGAAACAATCACTAAAGATACTAAGATAGAGGAATTTTACACTTATTACCCACAAGGTATGGCACAGAAATATGGTTCTGTCGCAGGTAAGGGAATAAGAATAGCAAAAGATGCGATCACATACGTGCATTCTGGTCTTGTTGATCGTAACAAGAAGATAACTCTCTCTTATCTTCACAAAGCAATCAAAGGACTCAATCAATTACGCATGATTGAAGACTCTCTTGTCATATACAGACTATCAAGGGCACCAGAACGTAGAATATTCTACATTGACGTGGGTAATTTACCTAAAGTCAAGGCAGAACAGTATCTGCGTGATGTTATGAGTCGTTATCGTAACAAATTAGTGTATGATGCGAATACAGGTGAGATAAAAGACGATAAAAAGTTCATGTCCATGCTTGAGGACTTTTGGTTACCACGTAGAGAGGGTGGTAGAGGTACAGAGATCTCTACATTACCTGGTGGACAGAACTTAGGTGAACTTACAGACATAGAATACTTCCAGAAGAAGTTATATCGTGCATTGAACGTGCCAGAGTCACGCATTGGTGCTGATAGTGGATTCAATCTTGGTAGATCATCAGAAATCTTACGTGACGAACTCATGTTCAGTAAGTTTGTGGGTAGATTGAGAAAAAGATTCAGTGGTTTGTTCATTGACATGCTCAAGACACAGTTGATATTAAAAAATATCGTGACTCCTGAGGATTTTGAGAAGATGGCAGAGCATATACAGTTTGATTATAAGTATGACAACCACTTTGCTGAACTCAAAGACCATGAGTTGATGACTGAGCGTCTTAATATTATGGTTGCGATTGAACCATACATCGGAACATACTATTCAAGAGATTACGTGAAGCGTAAAGTTCTACGTCAGACAGATGAGGAGATAGAAGAGATGTCACAGGAGATGGAACAAGAAAATGAAGCAGGGGTAGGTGTGCCACTTGAAACTCAGAAACAAATGATGCAAGGTGCGGTGGATGCCGAGGCACAGAGACAAGGTAACTTAGGTAAAAATAAAACTGAACCCACTCTCGACAACAAGAAAAATGGAGGACGCACAGAGGCACCAGAAATAGACATCAAGAAAGCGAAGATATAAATATAACTAGCGTTTTATAATATTTGAATGGATTCTGCTGAATTTATTGACATGGTTGCAAGCGATGCTCCGTCTGCGGAAGTATCTGATGCTTTGAAACAAATGATGTTTGCAAAATCTGCTGAGTTTGTGGATGCTGCTGCACCTGAGATTGCCAAAGATTTGTTTGGCGAACCTGAGGAAGGCGATCCCTTACCTGAGGTGGGTGATGGTTTGGAAGAACCAGAGGCAAACGCTGAACTTGAACAAGAACCTGAACAGGAAGAAGAATGAGTGCATCACAACCACTATCATTAGTAACAGATTATGGTGAACTTAGCAGTGCTAACGCAACGTCTGCTGTAACATCTGCTCAGACAGTGAAGACTGGTGTGCTTTACGTAGTCTGTTCAGAAGCAAAAGCAGGTGGTAACATAGCAGTTTGCAATAGTGCAAACCAAGCAGGTGTTGGATCGTTTCATGTAGCGAAGGGAGATTCATTCCTTTATCGTTACGGTCATCCAGCTAAAGCACCAGTTTCTGCTATCAGTAAAGCAAGTGGAGCAGTCATAACTATTGATCATACAGATACAAAATTACAGGTAGGTGACTTCGTTACTCTCTCTGGATCATCTGTAGGTACATACAATAGCACGATTGCACACAAAGAGATCACAGCAATTCAAAGACCACAAAGAGTCAATGAATTCAAGACAACTATCACAGTTGACGCTGACACATCATCTCTAGCAGATTTTACTGGCACAGCAACATTATCCAAGTCTGTCATATTCAGACTGGCACCCGAAACAGCATCGGGTTGTACGTTACACTTACATGAGGTAGGAATAGGATGAAGTTAATTTCAGAAGAAATAGAATCAGTCGATATTCTTACTGAAGAAAAGGACGGAAAGAAAACTCTTTACATTCAAGGTCCGTTTTTACAGGCAGAGATAGTCAATCGCAACAAACGTTGCTATCCTCTCTCTACTATGATGAACGAGGTAAAGAGATACAATGAAGCGTTCGTGTCTAAAGGACGTGCACTAGGAGAACTAGGACATCCAGACGGACCGCAAATAAACCTTGATCGTGTATCACACAAGATATGTTCTCTTACACAAGAGGGTAATAACTTTGTGGGTAAAGCACAAATCTTGAGCACACCTATGGGTAAGATAGCAGAATCTCTTTTGGACTCTGGTGTAAAACTCGGTGTATCATCAAGAGGTATGGGATCTATCGTAAACAAAGAAGGTGTTTCTTATGTTGGCGAAGACTTCATGCTTGCTACCGCAGCAGACATTGTTGCTGATCCATCTGCACCTGATGCATTCGTAGATGGCGTAATGGAAGGCAAAGAATGGGTTTGGGAAGGTAGCGTTTTGCGTGAAAAAAATGTGTCTAACATTAAGAAGAGTATAAATACTTTGGTGGATTCAAAGAGACTAGACGAGTACAAGCTTTCTTTATTTGAAAAGTTTCTAAACAATCTATAAATGTCTAAATAATAACATAAAAATTCTAAGGAACAAGGACTGGCAACAATGACCGCAGCAAATAGCGAACTACATGAAATGGAGAACCAGGTCACCAAAGGATCTAAACCTGCGGAACCTATGCCAAAAGCTCCAAATTATGTACCCGATGCAGGGGGAACAGGATACGAGGATCTAGGAGGTCCTACCCCAACAAATAGTAAACCTGACGACAACTCTAACAAGTTGAAAACACCTAGTGCAAAGTTTGCACAGCAAGGTGACGTACAAACTAAAGGTACTGCGGGCACAGTCAAAATGGACGGTCCCCTTGGAAACCAAGCAGATGGTATGAAATCATCTGGATACGGCAGAGGTGCTAATGAAGAAACAGAAACAACTGATGAAGTTGTAGCAGAAGCACCCGAACAAGAAACTCCAATAGGCGATATTGAAATCGATCTTGAGGACGATGTAAAAGCATTGTTTGAAGGAGAGAAGCTATCTGAGAGTTTCAAAGAAAAAGCACGTACAGTCTTTGAGACAGCCGTAATGTCAAAGATTGCTATCGTAAAGGAATCGCTTGAAGCAGACTATGATGCTTACATCCAAAAAGAAATGGGTGAGTATAAAGCATCGCTTCAAGAACGAGTAGACTCATACTTGCACTATGTTGCAGAAGAGTGGATTACTGAAAATGCACTCCAAGTAGAGTCGGGAATCAGAGGTGAACTCTCTGAATCCTTCTTGACTGGTCTCAAAAATCTTTTTGAAGAACATTATGTCGAAATCCCTGAAGACAAATATGATGTACTTGAGGCAATGGTCACCAAACTAGATGAAATGGAGACAAAACTCAACG